CTCTTCGGTGATTAACCTTGAACCTGGGACTGCCTCTACCTTATTTTGATTTAACTGGTTGAAATTGGTGTTTAGCTTGGTTGCTTCATCTCCCCAATTTGTATCACCAGTTTTAATTCGTTGTATCTGTGCCATCTTCTTGTCTTCTGAGTAATACTTGAAATACTATAGGTTCATCTTTTGCCTGGGCTACTTGAGTATCACCTTTTGAGATGTATAATTCACCATTAATGATGAATCTATCTAATGCAGCATCAAATGTCCAATATCCTTTATTATTGGTGAGCCCTTTTTCTACAAGCTGTTTTTGTGAGACTAACATAGCACAGTTAATCTCATCCAATTCCCCAGAGGGTGTACCCACATTTAAAGGCCATGTTCTGAAAGCATTGTAATTGATTAGAGCTTGGAGAGGGATTCTTTCATAATTATTTTCATCATCATCTTCACCAAATGGTAAAGGATATTGAATATGTTTTAACCAAATCACTTCTTGTAACCCTGCATCTTGGTCAATGAAGTTTTGTACGATATGTTTATATTTTTTCCATATCGAATCGTTAACTAAGAATGCCATAGATTTGGATTAAGCTTTCTCTACGTAGTTTCCTACTAAATCAGACAGATTATGAGATAATGGTTGACCACTGTCTCTTATACATTTATATAATACCTTGGATTGGGTATAATACTTATCCTTGAATATTTCCATTGGGGGTGCATAAGGAATAGGATCATCCTTTGTCCCTGCATGTTCTTCATCAACCCGTTTCCAAAGGGAGGCTGTTTCCAAAGAGGGTTTCCAGTTTTCCTGTGTTTTGTGACCTTGCAATACTTCCCAAAGATCCTCACCATATTGGTATCTGTGTCCTTTAACAACGTCTATGCCAACTTCCCATTCCGGGTATCGGTCCTTAACTCTTAATGCTTCGGATGCCGTCAGCCCGTAAGTGTTGATCTTTTCAGTTGCTTCTTGGTCTAATTGGTCGAGTGCCAACAGGCGACTGTATTCGCGGTTTACGGACGGTTCTTCTCCTTCCGGATAAGTCCATCCGTCGCTTGATAAAAGGTTAATAAATTCCGGATCGCTAAACGAATATCTTGGAAAATCTTCGTCACTAAATGGTAACAGCATCTCTTCGTGCAGGATCACTTTGCTTTGATCTACACTTGTTCTCATTTCGGGTAAAATCTCAATACCGTGGGACTTTGCCCATACGATGTTTACAATTGCGTATTTCATATCCAATTAAATTTTTAATGTTACTTTGCTTTTAGGGTTTGGAGGTAGTTATATGCTTTGATACAATCTTCCCTGGAGAGGACTGTAGGATAAATCGCAAGGT